TAAACCTAACGCAGCCGGGACACCGAAACGCTGTAATACGCTAGGATTAAATTTTGTTTTTAATTCAGCAAGGGCTTCATCTCTAGTGTAATCCCCGGTGCTAATTAAATCTTTGAAGTCTTGTGACGCTCTTATTTCCGGGTCGGTATAGCTTCTAGGCGCAAGTAAGCTTTGGTCCTTTTCTAAAATAGGTCTAATTCCTAAAGCTTCATCAGATGTTAGTTTTCTAAATGCCTCTTCCTGTCTTCCAGCTTCGGTATTCAATGGGTCATACTGGAAAGGCTTTTGCGTACCACCTACTAAAGTAGAAGCACTTTCACGCAAAGGGCGAGAGAATACGCCTCGTGTAGCATCAAAGTCTGCTCTAAGATTTTCTGCAAAACTTCCCTGTTTGCCTAAAAAACCAACCTTTAAAGCACCAATGCCGCCGCCAAGAGCGGCTGACTTCAAAGCATCTTTAGCATTCCCGCCTTGTAGCAGGGTGCCAATGCCTGCACCAAGGGCACCAGATGCAACTGTGCCCAATCCCGGTAGAAAGGCATTTATAGCTACAGGCAGTACAATTGGGGCTATGTCCCCAATTACATCTTTGATTTTATCGAAAAGACCCATTATGCAACCTTTATTGTGCCACCATCATTATACAGTGCCCCTGTCTCAAGTCCAGTGGCAGAAGTTGGTAAGTCAGTCAAAGTAATGGTAGAAGCTCTTATTGGCCCAGGATTACGCTCTTGCTCAATAAAGGTCTGTACTGCTCGAACTAAATCCACCAGGTAACCTTGTTCATATTCTGGTGGTGGTTCAGGTAATCTTGGAGGGGGTTGAGTACTAGCCATTATCTCCTGCCATCTTGTTTAACATCTACCCTTGGGCTACCTAGCTTCCATTTAGACCCTAATGCATCTGATTCTACACGAAGTGCAAAGGAACGTCCACGAACTCTTACATCTAATTGATTTGTGAAAGTTTCAACAGGAACAGAGGCGGTGCGAATCGCCGTCCCTGCTGAACTTTGGTCAAAATCCGCCCCAGGATAATTACGACCTTTTATTGTAAAAGTCGCCTGCGGAGAAGACGCAGATACTGAACCTTCAAACGTTAAATCAGGTATCACCCTGTTCACAAAAGAAAATCTTTCTCCGTCAGCGATATCTATACCTGCGGACTCAATAAATGAATTCATAGCTATGCCGTCATCGTCATAGCCAAGCTCATGATTGTAAAGATACCCATTTGCTGTAGCCAAGGGAAAGGTCCGTGTGCCGCGATCCAACCACGCTGTCCTGCTAAGTGTGCCAAAATACCAAACCTTTTCGCTATAATTGAACGTTACATACTTGTCATTTTCAGTGGCATTTTTAGATGGATAAAACCAAATTACCTCACTAAACTCTGTGTTAACTCCCGCCATGACTTTACTTCGTTCTTCAAGGTTGAAATTCAAAAAGACTTTGTCTCTAACAGTGCAAGGAAGGGTTTGAGTACGACCGTCATAAACATAAAAAGTATCAATACCCATCCAGAAAACAAAATCTTCTGTTGCTGCGGCTGCGTTGGGGCTCATAATAGTAATGTTACTTGAAATTTGTTGTAGGCCGAATACGTTTGGCTCTCCTACAAATCTCATTGACGTAAGCGCAGTGTCTGTCCAGACAAGTATTTCACGTTTTGTTTCAATAGCTTGCATGAAAGTTGACCCTGAACCTAAAGGTAAAGTTCCTGCCGTATTGTTTACAGTAGGGAAAAAATCTGTAGGCAATTCTCTTGATGAAAATCTTATTAAAAGAGGGTCTTGTACACCATTACCGTTAATGTCAGAAGCACTTGATCCTATGTCATCTGCACCAAAAGCAATGACATGACGTTGGGTGTCTGAAACTAGAACCTGTTTACATTTGGTAGGTATGCTTGTTCTTGTCCCCGGTCTAGTATTTAACGGTATTGCACGACTGGACAGGTTATTTGTTCTGTCCCAATAGTATATTTGGTCATCTCTTGGATTTAATATTAAATCTTCAACAAAGTTATCGTGAGACCATAATCTTATTTGATTACGGGTGGTTACCCCGCCAGATGCGGCGTCCCCCCACCCTGCAAAGTCATTAATCGGGTCAGCATTACCTTTTGCCAGTCGCACAACAGAACCGTCAGCGTGAGTTGCAGCTACAGTCGGGCCAAAAGTATTGACGTTAGAGCTAGTTAAAGTTCCTGCGTAGCCTCTTGTACACCCTGTTAAATCATTTGTGATTGCTGTAACCGTAAAAGTTATGTCATTAAGAGGGGTTGCGCCGCCTAACGTGTTACCAGCTATTGTAATTGTGTCTCCAACTGCGTAACCACTCCCAGCGGTGGTTGCAGTGACTGACGTGTAAGTCGATGTTCCTGCAACAACAGTAAATTCTGCGCCTGTGCCGCCGCCACTTGTGCTTGCTTGAGATTTACCTGTATGCGTGGCTGAACCAGCCGTTCCACCAGAGGCTGTTATTGATCCTACTGTTTTGACACCAGTGCTTGATACGCCGCCCACAAGTATAAGCTCATTGTCTATTAAGATTACATCATTGGCAACTATGCCAGTAGTGTCCGTCAGTGTAATTGTGGTGTCAGAGGAGCTAAGAGTTCCACCTTCGTTCAAGGTTGTTTGTAAAGCTGAAGAGGTGACCCCGTAATATTGCCCTGCTCCCCAACCTGTGCCTCCGACCGTTGTATCCAATCCTACGTTTATTTGATATTCTGCCACAGTGTTGTTCACAAGACTGTCTACTTGGATTGTTTTATTACCGACGAGATTACCACCAAATCCTAAAGCAAGTGTGCCGTTAAAAACAATTTGATCTCCAACTCTATACCCACTTCCTCCACTTGAAACAGAATTTAAAGTATAAGAATAAAAAAATGTATATTGAAATTGAGTTGGAGGATTTGGACCCGGACCTATAGCACCTTGATTTACGATTGAATTTCCAGCAGGGTTTTCCGTAAAATTAGCTACAAAACTTGTAGCTCCTGAGAGGGGAGGAGTACCATTAGCGGGGTTTACAGTTGCATCAAATGTATTTAGTTCAACCGCAGTTATGTCTAAGACGAGATCATTTGCTGTTGTTGCTCCGCCAAGACTTGTTCCTGCAATTGTTATGTTTTCATCTATATCATAACCATCGCCGCCATCTGTAATCGCATCTACTGCATACCCACCAGAACCATCTGTTGTTATGGTAAATTTAGCCCCCGCACCCGCACCGGATGACGTGCCCGTGACGTTTGTAAACGTAGCACTGCCTGTTGAAGTTCCAGATGTAATGCTTACTGTTTTTACAGGGTTACTATTTAAAGAGGGGTTTAATGTGTCAGTAGGAGAAACTGGCGACCCCGCAGATACATTAGTCACAGGAGAACTATGCGATGTCGATTGTGATATAATAGATGCTGTTGCAATTTCAGAGGTTGCCCCGTCTAAAATATCCCCGTCAAGTGAAGTTACAGTGATGGTAAGATTGTTAGTTGGTGTCGAACCGCCAAGAGAGGCACCTGGAATGGTAATTGTATCGTTTACTGCGTAGCCCGTGCCTATGTTCGTCACAGTAACAGAAGTATAACTTGAGGAACCTGCAACTACAGTAAACTCTGCACCTGTCCCACTACCACTTGTCGCGCTTTGTGTTTTTCCAGTGTGCGTAGCTGCACCAGCAGAAGTGCCAGCAAGAGTTGTTTGTCTTACTCCAGTAGTATTAGCTGTCGCGGTCAATGTAATCTGATAATTATCAGCATCAAGCACAGCAGTAATTTGATGTTCTGTATTAAGTAAAGCTGCTGTAATATTCGGACCTAAAGATCCTGCTCCAGAAAAAGTTACGAAATCATTTTGTGCTGCACCGTGTCCAACGTTTGTTACTTTAATGATGTTTGAATCGTTAGTGGCTGTAAAAGTCACCTGTCCTGCGGAAGTTGTGGTTCTTACTGGAGTTATGTCATTAAAGATTTGTCCCTCTTCAATATAGTACTTAATATGTGACCCTAATCCTAAAAAGTCAGAGCCATCTAAGGCTATCCAGTTGTGAAGGCCACGAACAGTGCCTAAATAAGTACTATCACTATACTTTGACCACCCTCCCATTTTTTCAGGATAGCCAAACCGAAACCTTATTTTATCACAATCGCGCCATCCACCTTCATTGGAATAAGAGGTGATATCAGTGTTAATACCGGGTTGAAATTGTAATTTTGTCAGCGTCACGTTTATAATCCTGTCACTGTGCCGTTTGAAGCACCACCTGTTAAATCATCAAGTATATAACTTCTTCGACTATTACTTGTACTCAAGCTCCGAGCTACCCAAAAAGATTGCGCGTAAGTCATAGTGCTTCCTAAAGTCATGGTAGTATTACTTTTATTATTTGCCGCAAACCAAAATTCACGTTTACCATTTATAACTTTAGAACCAAATGCTAAATCTCTGGCGTCTCTTCCGTAATAATTATAAACGGTTTGCGTAATATACTCATTAGTATCGGTGGTATCTAATGCACCAGAACTTAAAAGAGGAAAAATAGAAGATATATTAGTGGAACCCGCTCCTCGATTACTGTAGTCTAATTCGTTATATGTCCAACTTACTGTAAATTGGTTGCCAGAACGAGTAAGTTTACAATTAAAATTACCATAGCCACCATAGTCGCTGTGATAAATATCAGGACCAGATGCGCCACCTTGACCACCTATAAAAGGTATCATTGCAGACCCATCGCCAGAAAAAGTAGAATTAAAACCCTCGCTACCAACTCCAGTAACAGATCCATTGTTTGTTACTGCAACAGTTTCTAAACTTAAATTATTGATTGCATACGCACCAGTACTAGTAATTGTTCCATTGTTAATGATTGTAAGTGTTCCAACCGCACCAGACGGGTACTTGATAGCGTCAGTACCAACATCCCCTGATACTGTAACATTTGAATCAACGACAATTATTTTAGGATAGTTTACAGTATAATCATCACCAAAAATCGTTGCTACGTTTTGATTAGTAGCATCAGAAGTGAAGGTCTGCTTAAAACCTTTTTCTTGAGAATAGAAGTCACCTAAAGAAATTGTAGTGCCTGTCGGCACATTAGCAGATAAATTTACACCGTTATTGTTTGACGCTTTTGCACGAACTAATGACCCACCTCTACGATAATCCGCAAACGAAATAGCTGTGTTGCTGCCTGTGTTGTATTCGGTTCTTAGGTCAGCAAAACTTATAGCGTTTCCAGATGCTGGTAGAGCCATTATGGTGATCCAAAAGCTGTAATATTGCCAGAAGCGACTACGGCTCCTGTGCTGGATAATTTAAATACTGGTGTATTGTTATATTTGAACAACAGATCATCATCGCCTGTGTCCAATACAATTTCCCACTTGCTTGTGCCAAACTTTACAGACTGATTACCCATTAGAATATCGTTGCTATTTGCGTCTAAATCACCGCCAAGTTGAGGGGTGGTGTCATTTACTAAATCTGTTGGTGCAGCCAAAACACTTGTAAAATCTGTAACTGCCGCGCCAGATCCTTTACCATCAGCGTAAATAATCGCAGATTCACCGTTGTTTACAGTTGCGTTTGCGCCAGAACCTTGTGAAAAAATAGCGTTCTGACCGGAGTTATTTTGTACAAAATACAATTTATCTTGGTCATTGGGGCTAATGGTAATGGTATTTGCACCAGATGGCGAACCGCCCAAAATTAACACTTTATAGTGCCCATCAGAAAGCTGACCGTCTGTGGTGGTTAGGGTATGAGTTGTTCCCGACAATGTTATTTCACCAACGCCGCCAGTAAGACGGTCAAGAATGTCAAAATTTCGATTAACAGTCGAACCCCAAGCACCTGCCTGTTCACCAGAACCAGGCTTCTCTATGCCAGAATTGGAAGTATAGGTACTTGCCATTTATACCACCTTGTTTGTCCATGTTTCAGACGACGTTCCTGCGTTTATTTGAGTCCAGGTATCGCCAGTGTGTGTGACTTGTGCCCAGTTTTCTGATGTTGCACCCGCATCAATTTGCTCCCACAGTATATCACCATTTGCTGTTATCACAAATACACTGTTTATTTCTATTGGCCCTTCGCCTGCTCCGGGGTAAATTATTATAAGTCCACCAAGGGTCGAAAGGTCAAATTCTGAATTCAAATCTGCTGTGGCGAGAGTTAACAAACCGCCCAATGTGTCTACTTCAAACCCAAAATTCTGTGTGCTTATGAGATCCAACAACAACTTTGACGCTGTGCTTTGTGTGAAGTTAGCATCTAATTGAGCGACACCTACAGCTACTAAAGTTTGTGTGGTAGTTTGTGTAAAGTTCGCGTCTATTGCCGCAACCCCAGAAGCGACAAAGTTGGCAACAGTGGTTTGATCAAACTGAGCGTTTAGTGAAGCAGAGGTTATAGCAAAACGCACACTATCCGTAGTTTGGGTAAAGTCTGAAGATATATCTATTTCAGCTACGAGTATCCCCGAAGCTGCTACAAGTTTAGAGAAAAAAGCATCAACAGTCATACTTCCAAGAAAAGTGCCCGAAAGATCTGTAGACTGTGTAAAATTTGCATCAAGCGTTTGGCTTCCAAGAAGCACAACGCCGTCCGTGGCAATGCTGTTTTCAGATATTGCCTGAGAACCAAACATTAGCCAGCTATTTCCATTAACGTAACAACACTTACTGGATTAGTGTCATAAGTGGCCTGTTGTTGATTCTCGTTTGACCTATTTAGATAGATTGTATTAGCTGACCAGTTATAGAAAGTGACTGCGAAGTTATAAGTTATTTGCGAAGTAGTGTTTGGGTGGTCAAGCAAACTCATGCTAACTGGACATATAACATAGTTGCCAGTGGAAGCCGAACTGCCAACCACATAATAGTTATTTAAAACTCCTGTGCCTCTAGGGGTGTTATTTGATATTTGCCCTCTTATAGCATTGCCGCTTGCATCGGAAAGATAAGAACCACCGCAAGGTGATGTATCTGTATTACTAGTAGCCGCAGTCGCTGAAGTGGCATTTTTTATTACATGATAGCCAATGTCATACCATAAGTTTGCGCCTATATAGATTGTAGCTTGATAGAGTATTTTACTACTTGTTGAGGTAGGCGTAATAGAACAATTCAAACCTGTAGCAACTTCCATATGACCGTTTGTACCTGAAGCACTTAAAGTAAATATAAAATCATTTGGATAATTTGTTGTCACACATTGCAGTACCGAACCAGCAGGTTGTTTAGCCCTTGGAACTGTGGTGCTTGTACCTAACAGATTAGCAAGATTACGGGCATTGCTCATAGCTTACTCCGGTTTATCAGGCCACACCACTTCGTCAAGTGATGAGGATGTTTGAGTTATATCTCGCAGTGCTTGACGATAGGCTGTGCGTTCTGTGGACATAGTAAGATCAGATGATGCCCACCAATCTGTTTCAGCAATACGGCGGTTACGCTCTTCGCGCAACAGCTTCAATGGTTCAGCGTTATTTAAGTTAGTTAATTCTCTATCTACCAAAGCCCAAGTGATGCCGTTATCTTGCCAAACTTTAGGGTCACTTTCTAAAATTGAAGTCCCGTTATCATCTACGCCCACCACAAGGCGGAAAAACAAATCAAAAGATTGTGCACTCGTAGGCTCACCATACAGTACAAACTCACAGTCGGGGTCTAGTGCTAAGATTGCTTCTGATACTGTTGCCATGATTTACCCTATAAACGTATACGTCGCCCAGTTGTAAGGAACATCTATAGTTTGATAATAACTTATATTATTGTTCTGCTGTAAATATAGCTTATCATTTGCAGAACATTTTATAGTCATGCTGCCATGTGTTGCTCTGTTTTGAGTGTAAATCCTACCAAGAGCAGTTGCAGAGCCGCCCGTCTCTCTATAAAAAAGCCAAGCCTGCACTTGGTCAACACTTTGCGATAAGGTTGAAACTTCTACTCTATAAAGACCAGCTACTGGACAAGTAAATTTATATGTAGAGGTATCATAATGATTACCGTCATTAACAAAAGCGTAAGAAAAATCAACTATCGTATTAGCTGTTTTTGCTACATAACTATCAGTACCAGGAAATCCTACAAAAGCAAAAGGAATAACAGGTCTTGAAACCCTACCGCTGCTGTCAATCGTTAGTGCAGTGTTTGAGTTTGTTGGGTCTTGGATTTCAGTGACTTTTAATATGCTAGTCATCCGCCAATCTCCATAACAGTAAGTGTTGATACACCATTAGCATCATAACCACCTGAATTATCTAAATTTCTATGGGTTCTATTAATATGGGCTGACATACTAGTATCTGATCTTGTGGCAAATTGAACCTTATAAGTAACAGCAGATGTAGTATTAGGTGAATCAAGATGTTGCGCTGGAAGATGCAAAATTATGTAAGCACTTGAGCCAATAACATCAGTTGCATAACTAAAATGAGACGTGCTTCTATTGCTACCTGTGTCGTCAGGGGTTTGTAAAGCTACTCCATTTCTTACTAATCTAAGATAAACAAAATGTGCGTCACAACCTACAGCCATAGAACAAGATA